CTTTTACCTAGTTGAAAGTTCATAGACACCCAGTTAGATGAAGGACTGAAAGCTGGATAGTTATAATACTTAAACACGTCACTACTAGACGAATCAAACAAGTATAAATGACTATCACCTTTTTCAAAGATTATTTCGTAGCCTTTGTTTAATAGTTGGTTCGTGTTTAAATAGCCTACAATTTTGTTTATCTGGTTCGCGTCAATCTTTGGTCTAAAACCGAACTTTAAGTTATGCGTATCTTTTCCGTGTGTAGTTACAAAGCAATAGTTACCGATTAGTTCGTGGTCGATAAACAAAGTCTGGTTAGTTACAATAACATTTTGTAGGTCACGTTCTACATAAGTCTTGAAGAACTGGTTAACAAAGTAAGCAAAGTCGCCAGAATGATTATCGTTACAGACATTACGCACGTAGATTTTATCGTAGAACGGCGAAAGGTGTGTAATTAACATCGTCTTAAATAAGAATCCTATGTCAAACGCTTGTTGGTTACTCATGTTCTGCGGTAACGAATGACCACCGCGCGTAGTTTGTCCGTTAAATCCGTCTAAATAGTCGCCTAAATCTAATATGTGTAGTATGTTAGAATTCTGTTTAGCTAGTGTGTAGTCAATCATTTTACCTAGACGTTCGAATAGTATGTCTTCGTTCCATTCCGAAGGGTACAAGCTACGACCTTTGTCGCTGGAATCCATTCCGATATGTACGTCTGTAAAAACTAACTTGTCGAACTCGCCTTCGTAAACAGTTCTTTTTACTTTTTCCGTGTTTAATTTGGGTGCGTTTTCTAGTAGCTTATTAAAGTCTAGTTCTAGTTCCTTACCGCTGTTAAAGTTTGGGTTTTTGAAGAACAAACTAGCGTCCTTTGTTTTTAACCACCCGTGCTTAACGTCTTTGTCGTCTAGTCCTAGTTCGTTCGCTTCTCTTTTGATTGCTCTATATTGGTTTACAACTTCAGCTTCATCTGGTTTCAAGCGGTATCTAAATTCTTTTTTCATCTATACAATTTAGTAAGAAGTTTTAACCTACTTCGAAAGGTTTCACTTAAAGTCAACCTAACTAGGAATCCTACAATAAATGCAATGATAACAAACAGCCATCGCGTCTTGTATTTTGTAATGTACTTGTTTTTATACTTGACTTTTAAAACGTCCGCTTTAACTACTTTTGTTTTGTATCTATATTCAATACGTGTCTGGAATCGCGTTTGAGGTACTTTATAAGCCTTGTAACGAACTATCGTATCTTTTTGGACTACTATCCTTTCGAAGTAAATAGAGTCGTTTAAAACGTACGGAATTGAGTCAATGGATGAAATACGTATTGTGTCGCTTTCTTGTCCACATGTGTAGCCTTTTTTCATCGCGCGCACTATGTGGTAATGTGCCGAACACGAAACCAAAAATAGACTAGTAAGAAGTATAAATAGTTTTGCCATTTTTTTTAGATGCTTTAAGAACTTGTTTTCGATTGTTCGTTTTTTTGTAGCTAACGTGAACCCATGCTGGATTTGAATCCGTACCGAACTCCCAGATTAACTGGTCAAAAACTAAATTATCTTTTATGAAGTGAAAACCTTTAGCACCTATGTTAACGTCCATCGCTTCCGCCATTGTATGCTGTGAATTTTTCGCGCCACCACAAGCCTTGTTCGTAGCCACAGAACGGAATCCACTATTAATTTTAATAGGTTTATTTAAGTACGCTCTTAATGGTTCGAATACGTTTTCGCATAAAAGTTTAGCGCGTTCTATTTCGAACTCGTTCATCTTATTAGGAATAGACCTAGCTATAGCCGTTCCAGACCCTTCGAATTCTGCAATCGTTACGTGTTTACTTAAGTTCATCTATTTGTTCTTTAGAACGCTTTAAAAATCCTATAAATTTATCCCAAACATTTACGCCAGTGACACTAAAATAGCTTTCGTTTATGCTTTTAACTTCTGTAATTACACAAAAGAAAGTAAACGCTTTGGTTAACACCAAGTCAATAGCTATAAAGTGACCTAAAATGTCAGATACTACAAACTTTTCTAGTAAGAAAATGAATACAATCGCACCAGAGTAAAGTAAAGACTTGCTAATAGTGTGGCTTAAACGTCTAGAACGAATAGAAGACCATCCGTTTTTCTTTACGCTTCGCCAGATACCGAAACACGTATCTAAAACTATAGCTAGTACAGCAATTAAAACAAGCGGTTTAACGGGTGCTAAAATAGCTAGTGTAGACAATAGTAAAATAGATAGCTTTGACTTCATTAGAAAACCATTATTTGGTTATTGTAACCGTTATCATTGTAACCACGTCCACAAGCACCGCCACAAATGCCAACACAATGACAAGCGTCAATTTGAGGGCGTAAATCTGTGTCGCGATTTTCTTGACTTATGAATAAAGGAAATGAATTTTTGTTTGCTAGTAAATAACGAATTAATCTTTGTTCAAAGAAACTAGCTTTTTGTGCGTAGTGTTCCATTCCGAAAGCTACTTCTGCGCGACTTACCGAACCGCTGTTATCTCCGAATTGTGTTTGTAAACCTTTATTTTTAAGTTGGTATGTAAGACCGAAAATAGCGTCTTCTGCTGAACGCCATGCGACAACTGGTTGAATGAATCCTACTAGCGTTTCTTCGTCTGGGTTTAAAGTCTGTGCGTTATAATCTGCAAGTAAAGCGTTGTAAAACACACTACCTAGAATCGGTTGTACTCTTAAGTCCGCTTGTGTCTTAATGTAAGGCGTTACGTCTGTTACATCTACGTTAGCTGTAATAGGTGTATTCGTCTTTAAGTAGGTTTCTGTAATGAAATATAACATTAGATAGCTGTTTGTTGGTTAGTTGGTAACTCGTCGCCACCTTCGATAGGTGCTAAACTTGCAAGGGCGCGAACTTCGTTTACGGTCATGGTGTTTAATACTTTGGTAGCTACTAACGGCGACATAGCGTTTAACGCGTCTTGTGTTTTACTTGCGTCGCCTTCTATTTCTACGATAGTTTCGTTGATAATTTGGAAATTCTTAATACTAAATTCCGCTTTAAGTTTAGAAATATTCAATAGTTCCGTGAAGATTTCAGCTACCATTTCACGCAAAGGAATAACAACGTTTTTTTCAAAGATAACGTACGCTTGTTTAATGTCTGCGCCACCACCTAACGCGCCCGTAGTACGAACACCCATTAAGATAGGGTCGATTGTATGCGCGAAACAAATCTGCTCGGTGTTTAGTCCGCTAGCTTCTTGAAATAGCTTGTCGTTTTGATTTGTTGGTATGCTTTCAATCTTTGGTAACTGGTCTTGTGAATTTGCAAAGAATGCAACGCCTTTTCCAGCGTTCTGCGCACCTTTCATTCTGTCGATAGTATCTCGTAAGACTTTCTTTTCTTCTTCGCTTTGTGGACGTTTTGGGAACATCATGGCAAACGCTGGGAAAATACTATTTTGAATGTTTGATTTTGCAAAGTACGAAAGTTCGCCACTTAAAAACGCAAAGTTTAACGCGCTTGTGTATTGTGGTAGTGGATAGTAGTCTTGTCCGATAGCGTCAATTTCGTATGCGTACAACTGGCATTTATCTGTGTTCAATGGGTGGTAAGCTGTTACTGGAACTACATCGATTCTACTAGACCAATCGTCACATAAGAAATAACAATCTTTAGCACGGTTAACGCGTACCTTTTCGGGACTAACGTTTTCCATTTTAACTACTTTGTTTTTCTCGTCGAAGTAGATTTTAAAATAAACTCGATTGTGTAGTACAATCTGTTTTGTGACTTTACGAATTGTCTTTGCTAACTTTAGTTTCTTTTCCCACGTGTACAAGTCTAACTTTTCTTGTGGCGTTAGCTTGTCCGTTCTTAATTCGTAACCCGCTCCGATAGTAGCGTTCACTTTAAAGTCTACGATAGCACCATGCAAAGGACTAGTAAAGTAAAGCTGGTTTAATGTTTCTGGAAATAAGTTACCCTCGCCGAAAGGAATCCAGCCAGAAATTTGGTAACGTCCGTTTACGTAAGGTAAAGACAAGTTTCCGTGTCCTATCCTAGCAAATGGCGTACTAAAAGACTGATAGCCTTCTGTGCCTTCTATCACTTCTGTTTTAGCTTGTTTAAATCTGTCAAAAATACCCATGTTATTCATATATAGAAGAAACAGCTACACCGCTAACTACCATGCGCCCTTCTTCGATTAAGTTTAAATTATCTGTGTTCGTGTTTTCGTCTATAGCTATAGGACTTTCGTAAACTTTATACGTGTATTGTCCTTTTAAAAGGTCTAAATCTACGCCCTCCTCCATTGTGAAAAGATTGTATCTATACGGATAGTTTGACGTATCTACACCTTCCCAAAGAATAGGGTCTATAGCCGTGTTAAATTCGTCTTCAAAAACGAATAAATAAAAAGGGTCTACTATCGTTGTAACTTCTGACAGCGTCAAAGCAAACGTGTTAACTTGTCCTTTTTCAATGTAAATCATAACTATATTATTTTAGTTTAGACGTTTGTTCAAACAACAAACCCCACCGAATAGGTAGGGTCGTTAGAAGTGTTACGTTTCGCGATTGTAACTTATGCCAATAATCCAGCAATAATAGTAGAATCTACTTCGTAAGCAAGGTCTGAATTTTCAGCAGTAAGAACTAATGAATATTTAGAACCATCTGCGCGAGCAGTACCAGAACCTTCGCCGTATGCAGAAACTTGCAAGTAAGGGAAGTACCAGTATTTACCATTTGCGTCACCTACGACAGCTGTTAAGTATTGTTGTCCCGCTCCAAGAATTTTAATCGCTTTGGATTTTTCTTGGTCGCGTCTGTGGAACATTAAGTTAATAGTTTGAGTAACGTAAGAAGAACCATTTACTAGGTCGATAGCGCCTTCTTCTGTAAAGTTACCAGTATTACGTTTGAACTCCATCGGTACGAAAGGTTCTGTGTGTGGGATAGATGTTACTTCCCAGTTTGTACCAGTTTCATCTACTACGATGTCACCGATGTTATCTTGTTGGTTAATTAAAAGCGTATATATACCCCCGCTGTTTGGGTCACATCCTTTAAGGATTTCTTGTAATGTAGCACAAGCCATGATTATAATTTTTAAAGTTAAAAAAAAGGGGCGGGCGCATTACCCACCCCCGTTATTTTAGTTAGTTATTGACTAGTCGAAACAAACGTTATATACTACGATTTGGTCTGGGTTCGTGTAAGCAAATCCAGCTTTCAAGTTCACACGTGTACGGATATAAGGTTCTGCAACCGTGTCAGTTAAGTTAACCGCTTTCAATGCTTTAGAGTCTCCTTCAGCATCGAATGCATAGATTAATTCTGTTTTCAAAGCAAGCACCATAGTGTTAACTGGCATACCTTCTGCAAGAACAATTTTAATTCCAAGGAACGTTGGTGCTAATGGAGCAGTAACATAAGTTAATGTGTTTCCAGAAGCCGCAGCGATTTGGTAATTAACGAATACGTCAGAAGAAACGAACAAACGTAGGTCATTACGTTTTGATTGTACAGCTGTAGGAGAAGCTTGAAGAACAGAAGTCATTCTAGCTAATACGTTAGCTGAAGTAATAGCGTCTGTGTAAAGACCGATAACCGCATTGTCAGCACACAATTTTTTCAAGTAACCATCACACAAAGAAAGAACTGGGTCTAAACTTTCTGTGTCACCTTGCCAACGGATTAACTCTAAATCGTTACCGATACGTCCAGCCATTTCATTCCAATAGTAAGACATGAAAGAAGGAACTGAAAAATCTCCGTTAGAACCTTGTGCCATTTGCAAAGCCAAGAAAGATTGTTCTAACTCAAATTGACAGATTTGGCTAAGAGCGCTTAACGCACAAACGTCGATTGTGATAGCATCTAAATTGTCTGTAGGCGCTGAAAATGAGCATGTTGAGGGTGCCAACAAATTGCCAAATGTTACGTTTGCAAGTTTTGTAGCCGATTTAATCGAAGGCAACGTTCTATAGTTGTCTGCAATTTCTTCTGTTAAATACGCTTTTCCGTAAAACTCGTCTGGGTTTGGACACAATAACGCGTTAGTATCTACGTCAAGGTCAAATTTTAAATTTCTAATCATTTTGTTTTGTTTTATTTGTGTTTAATTTATTACTTACTGAATGTGCGAAATGCTTTGAATTTGTCAAAAGCAGACATTTTAACATCTTTCGACATTTCCATATCTTCTACTTCTTCTTCCTTAATCAACATTTCTTCCATTTGATTCTTAAGGTCTGCAATCATTGCAATAACCGCGTTAACGTTTTCTTCGATAACTGGTTTAACGATAGCTAAAATAGCTTCGGAGTCTACAGCTGGGTCGATAGCCATAGCTACTTCTTCTGTTTCTACTTCTTCTTCAACTACTTCTTCTTCTGTTACCGCTGTGTCTTCCATAGCAACTTCTTCCGTAACTTCTTCTGTTACTTCTGCCATAGCTTCTTCGACTACGTCTTTGATTTCGGTTAATTCTCCGTCTTTTACTACGTAGATTTTACCTTCGATTGTGTGTTCTCCGTCTGGGAAATTCATATTATATTTATTTATGTGTTTACTTAATTTCATTCCTAGAAAACCTTCAATACTAAATCCAACTTGTTCGTTTTTTACTAGTTCATTATAGTAGTCTACGTCGGTTACTTGTGCCGTTAGCATTAAAGTACCTTTTGGAACTTCGATATTGTAGGTAGTAAAGGCTTTGTCTTGTTTAGGGTTTTCTACTATCCAAGACTCTAGAATGTATGCGGGTACGCTTTGTTCTTTGTCATGCTCCAAATTGAACACGTTGCGATTTTGTAGGTCGCGCATGAACTTTACGTAGATTTGTTCGATTGTTTCTTCTGTAAATTGTACGTAGTAATCGCCAGACTCGTCATCACGTCTATAAATTTCCATAGGAATCATGGCGGGTGCAGTAACTCGATACTTTAAGTTGTCAGAAAAGAAACGTTTTTCTACATTTGAGAAAGCTAGACCTTTGACCCTAACGGCTGGGCTGTCTGTAAAGGCGATTTGTTCGATGCCTAAATCTTGCCCTTCGCCATATTCTGGGTCTATTGTAATTTTATAAATTGGTAGGTCTTTCAACATAACTATATTAGATATTGTTTATATTTGTTCAAAATTTATATTATGGTAGAAATATTAGGAAAAGAAATTGCTAATGAAATGAACGAATTAACGATTCAGCAATTCGAAGAAATTACGGACATTCACGCAAATGAAAAACTAGATGTTATCGAAAAGCATTTAGCTGTGTTTAAGTTTATGGGTGTACCAGAAGAAATTGAAGAAATAGACTTCGAAGTATTTAAAGAGTACGTCGATAAGTTTAACCGCGCTAAAATGCCATCGTCAGAACTTCTTAAACGTTTTGAAGTGGACGGCTACACTTACCAAGCCTACGACGAGGATTTTAAGTTAACAGCTAAAGACACGAAACTAATTGAAAAGATTCTAGGTAATAAACACAAAGGTTATATTAGCGAAGTTTTAGCTGTGTTATTTAAACGAACTGACTTAACTAAAACAGAACACTACACGGACGCACACATTAAGCAAAAAGCTAAATTAATCCGTGAACTTAAAGCCGAAGTAGCTATACCATATTTAGTAGCCGTAGCAAACAAAATTAATAACCACGTACAAAAGTCGAATGAAGATTCCGAAGTCGTGGCATGATGTCAAGCTATACCAGTTTAAAGAACTTCGTCAACTAGACAGAACGCAAGGGTATTTTACGTTTCAAGTAGATACCCTTTCTGTTTTATTAGACGTAGACGCGGACGAACTAGAAGAACACGACATAGACGAAATAAACGAAATGTTTAACAAGGTTAAATGGTGCTTAAATGAACCACGTAAGAACCATAAACAAGAACTAACCATAGCAGATAACGTTTATTCGTTTAAAGATTTTAAGAAGTTAAGCCTTTATGAATTTATCGACTTGGAATATTTCTTATCTAACGACTATATAACGCATATTTCTCATATAGCGTCCGTGTTTTACCGACGTATTGAACTAGATAAGTGGGAAAATGTAGAATTTGAGCCGTATGTTTTTAGTCCGTTCGACCGATTCGAACTATTTGACGATGTAAAAGTGACAGATGTTTACGGAATGCTTACCGAATACCTTAAGTATCGTGAAACTTTTATGCAGAAATACGAAAACTTATTCAATGAGTCCGACCCAGACGACGACCAAGAAGACGATATAAACGACTTTGATAGTGTAGACGAATACAAGGCTAACAAAGAAGCCGTAGAACACGGTAAAAAGGCTAAAAAGTGGGGGTGGGAACAATTGCTTTACGACCTTTGCGAAGGCGACTTAACCAAAACAGACCAAGTCGGCGAACTACCTTTAATCTTTGTTTTTAATATGCTGTCAATGCGTAAAGAAATGGGTTATCTAGAAACCCCTAAAGGTTAGACCCGCGCTAAAGTCGCCACCGATAGGCTCAAAGGTATAAACTAAACTTGTTTTGTCGCCTAGAATTCTAGCAACTTGTAAGATAGGATAACGTTCTGTCATCCATTGCGTGTACTGGTCGAATATTTCTGCGGTCGTTCCGTTGTTTTGTAGTTCGGCTGTCAGCTTTGCGCACAAGTCAAATGAAGCCATGTTAACCGTTCCGTTATTTAAGAACCCGAAATAGTACATAGCTATTATCTGAATTTCTAAATTACCTAAAGCTGGTATCTGGGCGTTAATTCTAACGGAGTCGTAAAGCGCGCCAGTATCGATTAACGTTTCTGCTAATATAATCTTACGCAAGGTCTGCGCAATTTTATTACGTGTCTTATATTTTACGTTAAATACTCCGTTATTCTTGTAAGCCATAACTATATTATTCTTCTTCTGCGGTTGGTTTACTAGCTTCGTTTAAGATATTCAAGATTGGAACTCCGAACTTCATCGGTAACTCACTTAAGATAGCTTCTAATTGCTTTACTTGTTCTTCTGATAGTGTTAACATGATTCGTGTTTTAGATGATTACTACTCCGATTGCTTCAGCGACATACTCGTTTACTACTGAATTATCAGTTCCCCAAGTTACGAATTGTTCCTCAGTTAACGTATAGTTCCCTTGACTTAATTGCTTTCCGTCTTCGGTTAGTAATTGCCAATAGGTTGTGCAAGTCGTTGCAGTCGTTTCAAAGTTCAATACTAGTACGCTTAATCGTGTCGCAGTACCTTCGTTAAGTGGGTAGGGAATCGGTTTGATTGCTACTCCTTGTGGTGTTGTTAAAGTGTTGTCCATGTTGTTCCGTTGTAAAGTGCCATTAAGTTTAGTGTTGTATCGTATACCATTAATCCCGTTGCGGGTGATGCAATAGCGTTCTTTTGTGTAGTTGTCATTCGGGGAGGAAGGAAGCCTTGGGTAGTGCTTCTAACTTCCAAAACTACTGATGCTGCAGGATATGCGAAAGCACCAATGACCGCACCATATTGTGTTTGTAAGTAATTATGTTGAAATGTCCCGTCTACCTTTATTGTTGTATTTCCAGTTACTTTAAATTCCCCACTCACCCTCGCAGTACCATTAACGTCAAGCTTGAACCCTGCGTTTGTTGAGGTGTTTAATCCAAAGTTACCATCATTAAAAATGCTATAAACTAAAGTACTTGCATTACCTCCCCCCGTTGCACTTCTAAAAAAAACAAAATCACCAATATTTATTTGTTCAGTAGCGAACATCCAATTTCTTCTATCAGTACCGCTTCTTAGTGTATTTATTTTAAATGTAGGATATCCTCCTGCATCTCCTTCAAGAACAATTCCGTTTGTTCCCGTAGCTACTTTAAATATCCTATTAGTATTATCCCACGTTAATCCCGAAGACTCTTGCACTACATTTCCCGTACCTTCAAACAATACACGTCCAACAGTACCCGAAGTGATTGCAGTCGTACCGATTGTGATTCCCGTTGAAATAGTGAATGTTCTATCTGCTGATAGGTCTTGTGTAGTTCCGTTTATTGTTAGGGTGCGAGATGTTGGGACTTTACCACTTAACGCAGTATTCAAGTCAGTTTGTGAGGATAGTGTTCCCGTGATAGTTCCCCAAGCGGTAACCGATGGAGGAACAGAGTCTATAATTTCTTGACCCGTAATAGATTTAGAAACGTAACCCGTGCCGTTGAATTCGGAAACTTCTAGTAAGTCTGTAGCTTCTAGGTTTGTGCCTTTCGCTGGTAATTGTGATATTTTTATGCTAGTAGCCATAACTATATTATTTTTTTTAGTTGCCTTGTTTAAGCGGTACAGCGCAGTCTGTCCAATTATTTACCGAGTATGTCGCAGTCATTACCCAACCCGCACAATAGTCTAGTAAGTCATTGTTTAAAGGCGTGAAACTTGGAATGTCTACAACGTCGAAAGCGTAATTAGTCGAATTAATAAAGTACGTGTACAAGTCGTAAAGTATTTGCTGACAATCGGACAGAATAACGTTAATGTTTAAGCGGTCTTTTTGGATAATGTCAAAACAATAGATTTCTAAAGTAAAATCGTTCGTGTTTTCAGTCGGTGTCGCTGTGACTGGTACGATATAGATAATCGGATATTTTTCGTCTTTCGTAGCAAAATTAAACATTTGTTCTTTAAAATCAGAACCTACCTTCATCACTTGAACGTGGTTATCGTAGAAGGCTGTAATTTCGTTTATTAAGGCTTGGTAGCTTGTCATAGTTCTGCGCTTTGTTGGATTTTACTAATTTTTGTTTGAGTTTGAGTTATTTCCGTTTCGGAAACAACTGCCGTAACGACCATGTTTTGGTTAGCGTTAACTGATTTTGTACCGCCTTGCGTGTTTAAGTTGTTACCTTGTCCGAACATTTGTACGGCTGGTGTAGCTTGTGTAACAGAAGTTGTATCTGTGCCACCACCACCGCCACTACTAGAAACAGAACCGTTAGGATTAGATAAAAGTTGTTTAGCCTTTACCATATTGGTCGTAATTTGTAAGATACCACTAGCAAACTGAATAGCACCAGCGACACCACCAGTAACACCGTTCGCGATGTTCTGCTGTGAAGCTTTAACTAACGAACTAATAGCCATAGCCGTGTCAATACCGATTTGGATTAACGCGCTAGCCTTATTTATCTTTTCTAGTTTCTTTTGGTCGTTAGTAATTAATGAACTCAAATTAAGTAAGCTATTAGCGTAGTCGCCTACAGCTTGTATTTTAGCATTGCGTACTTGTGCTTCTGCGTCTATTCTAGCTAATTGGTCGGCTTTTTCTTTGTCGTTGTACTTCTTGTCTATTTCAGCTTTTTTAAGTCTGTATTGCTCCGTTAGATTTGTGTAGTCTTCGCCATATCTTTCAGCTTGTGCTTTTAATGCGTCGTACTGGTATTGTGCGTCTTGAAGTTCTCTAGCTTGTTCTGTTAAGCCAGCTTGGTAGTTAGCTTCTGCTATGTCTTCTTGGTTCTGTGCTTCTGTATTTTTAAACGCTGTTATTCCGTCCGCTATTCTTTTAGCGTTTGCTAGTTCTGCGTCTACTATTTTCTTGTTAGCTGTTTCAAGGTCTAAGATTTCTTGTTTATCGTATAAATCCTTTAACCTTTTACGTTCGTCTTTTGTTAGCTTGTCATTAGTTAACAAGTCCGCGCGTAATCTAATATACTTTTCTTTGGTTATTGCTTCTTCGCGTTTAGCGTCGTCAGTAATTAAACCTAGTTCAATATCTTTAATCGTACGTTCAGCGTCTATTCGATTCTTTGCAAATTCTTTTTGTCGGTCTATACGCGCTTTATTGTCTGCTATTGCTTTCTGTTTGTCTTCTTCTGCGTCTTGGATAGCTAACAACTTTCGAGCGTTTGAACCTTCGTTAATTAGTTTCTTTTCAGCTTCGATTTGTTCTTTTAACTTCTTACGTTTTTCCGCATTGTCTTTGCTCGCTACTTTTTGTAAGGCGTTAAGTTCAAGTTGTGAATTGTGTAAACGTGTTCGACCTTCTTTTTCTAGGGCTTTACTCTTTGCTATTTCTAAATCGGTTGTGTCTTTGCCCGTAGCTTTTGCT